CGGCTACCAACTTCAACATGATCGATTACACAGATTTCAGCAAGTTCGATCAATTCATGAAAGACCTTGTGCCATTCTGGATGTACCCGGCCAAGTCAATTCCATTCTGGATCAAGACGATCATACAGCATCCGGAATTGGTGATGGCCTACAACAAGTACATGCGCTGGTCGGAGATGGCGGCAGTCAATTACAATGCCACCAACAGTCGGGGTGAACCGCTGCCTTCGTTGCGCGGCTATGTTCCATTGTTACCCGGGCTGTGGTTCAACCCTACGGCCCCGCTCATGTTCCGCTATGTGTTCCCGAATGTAGACAAGATGCCGCAGGTTGATGAGGATCTAACGCCGCTGCAAAAAATGAGCAAGTTCTTCCTGGATGATGCCCCAATCTTTGGCATCAACATCAGTCCGGTGCTTTCAGCCGTGTTGCAAACACTGTATGAGCCTTACTATCCCAAGACCAACCTGGGCTATGAGTTGGCCAAGACGGTCATTCCTTTGGAATACATACCTCCATTCATCGAGCGTTGGTTCATGGCACAGGCGCGTAAGATTGCCAAGGGCAATGTGAATGTGCCCGAGAAATTCCAGGAAGAAGTAAGCTGGATGGATTACCTGATTGAGCAGGCNGTGTTGAANGATGCTTTACTGCGCATGAGGGGCACTACTGACATGGTGGAGAAGGAAGCCATTTACAAAGAGGCTTACGCCGTAGTTACCCGGGATGAGAGCTTGCATGGCCCCCGAGAAGAAGATCCGATCTGGTTAGCTGCACGGGCCAAGGTAGAACGCAGNGAATANTACCGGCGCATNGCNGGCATGTTCACGGGCATCTATGTCAANGAGTTCTCATCTGGGCAAGCGGAGCTAAANGCAATTCGAGATGAGGTCAACACTNTGAGGGATGCTGTCAACAATGAAGTATTGGCTGCTCTATTCAAACCATACATGAGCCAGGCTGACATNTATGATGCCTACANCACNCGCAAGTATGAAACCCCAGAGGGCTGGATCTGGAGTGCGCATCAGATGACGCGCTTTGTTGCGGATGAAGATGGCAATCCAGTTACAGGTCAAATACGCAGGGATGCCATTGCACGCGAGGCCACCATTGACGATCAAACCCAACGCTACTATCAGGCTCTCAAANCNGCAGCAGATNTGCGGGATGAGCGTTTGCTGGANGTNCCGGTNGGAGCCAANGAATTACGTGACAAGATCATGACNGAATACTATGAGGATTACATGAAGATCAATGATCCTCAAGGCTTATACCCGCTGGCTCGTAGAGATTATGTTCTAGGTTATAAGCCAATCGAGAAGATTGAGGATCACATCACCAACGAATGGTGGCGCCAGATCCGCTCAACCTATCCTCGCCGCACGCGNAGNGANACGTGGACNCAGTATGAGCTACGAGTAGAAGCGTGGAAGGATAGCCTTCCTGATCAGGCCGCACGAATGTCGCCCATATTCCAGACCAATTTCAATTGGAGTGTATTTGAGGGATATGTTGATACTGCTGAGCGCATGGCTGAAGTGCCGGCGATCATGAAGAAACTATTGACTTCCACCAATCGTGACGGTTTTGATCAGTGGACACTGAAAGGTGACACGGTAGTTGAAGCCATCTGGAACGCCTACGAAGCACTCTATTTGAAGCCATACTATGATGCCGTCAAGGATAAGTCTGGCAATGAACGCCGCCTGGCTGAGCTTCAGTTCTTGCAAACACACACCTTTGAGCCCACCACCCCCATGATCCAGGAATGGATCAACAATCGCTATGGCATCGATCGGTTTGGCGATAAGCTAATTCGTGACACAATAAGAGGACTGACCTTTGCCTCTCCAGATGAGGCCGACAAGCTGAAGAGTGAGCCAAAAGATCCTGCTCGTAATAAGGTGTATGACATCCTGGCATGGGCGGGCCCGCAGCAGAGCGACAACTATCAGGCATTGATGATGGCTTACATATCCATGGGTGGATATGAAAGTGACTTCGATGTATGGTGGGGCACGGGTGGAGATGTCAACAATTACTCAGACGTTGAGAAGTATTATGACTTCATCAATCGCGTGCAGAAAGCCGCCACCAAGGTAGGAGCTCAAGCTCCTGACGAGAAGATGCTGATTGATCTGCTACAGGCCGAGAGCGATCACGCTGAATTCAAAACCAAGGTGATGGCTAATCTGGGCGGGGATTTCTACACGGTCTTATCCATGTACATGTTCATGAGTTCGGATGAACGCAAGGAGTAGGCGCAACCTCAATAAGGATTTGTACAAGAAGATCAATGACTACTATGACATGCGGGATGATTGGGCTAAGGATCATCCGCTATGGGCAACTTACTACTATCCATCCTTTGATGCCAGCACTGGAACTTCGTCTGCAGGCGCATCAAGTGGATCGGGTGGTGGATCGGGTGGTTATGGATACGCCTCCAATTTCACCAAGGAAGAGGCTGCCTGGTGGCTACCGATGGGCAAGAGATCGTCACTGGATGTTATGGCTCTATTCACTCCAGGCAAGCTGGGGTCTGCCGGTGTAGTTGACAAACCCTGGTGGCCACAATCATTGTTGGATTTGCTTGACCCCCTCGCGGTCGAGCATGTATCTGCCGCTGCAAATGGTACGGCTCAATTACCCAAAGCAACGGTTACTTATCTGAGGGCTATCGCTAAAAATAATCCTGAATTTGCCTCGATCATTCGGCGCAACCTAACCATAGTGAGACATAACTGGTTGACGCCGGGCAAAACAAACATAGAGATGCGATAGCCTTGCATTAGTAGAACATATTTTGTATAATAGAACTGGAGATAGAAATGTTGTTCAATTGGAAGTATGCCAAGTTTGAAGCGCCGGATGATGGTACGGGTTCCACTGGAAACAGTGAGACGCCTGCCGATGGGTCGGTTACGAAGGTGACGCCTCCCCAGGGTGCTGCAGATGGTGGTCAGGACTACGCCAAGAAGTATGAGGAATTGCTGCAAAAGAGCACGTCTGACATCAACAATTTGAAATCAACACTGCAAAGTCAGCAAGCTCAACAGCAGCGGCAATGGAACCAAGAGCGCCAGCAGATGGAAGAAAAGCTGCGTCAAGCTCAATTGGTGCCGCTAGACGATGATGCTCGTAAGGAATTCTTGCGCAATCTGGAACTTGAAAAGGCCAATCAGTATCGTCAAGAAGCTGAGAACGCCAAACAAGAACTGGAAGCTGAACGCGCCTCCTCAAGCTATCGAGATTACTTTATAGCCCAGGGTGTTCCAGCGGACAAACTCGTTACTGGTCAGGGTTTGGAAGTTCTTGTACAGTCAGGCTGGCAAGGCATTCAATCCATCATGACCGACTTGCGCACCAAGCTGAAACAGTTTGAAACCCAATCTGCCGCAACGCTGGGCGCCGCCGCTCCTCAACCTCCAGTCGATTCATCCAGAACCCCGATCTCAGCAAGTCCGGCACCTGCAGGCAATGGCACCAATTGGGATGCCTTGATCAAGCGATATGGATCAGCCGAAGAGGTTTACCGACTAGTGGAGACGGGGGAATTGTCGCCCACGATTATTCCAGGAATGTAGGAATATGAGACGGGCGCAACCTAACTCTTCGGAGGAATGAAATGTCTACTTCAATCAATACCGTCACTATGGTTGACGCGATCAAAACCATGTACGAAAAGCGTTTGCTCACCCGGGCATTGCCGCGTTATGTGCATGGCCGCTGGGCTGTACGCGCCCGTCTTACCAAAAATGGCACTTATGAACTGCGCAAGTACGGCAGTTTGTCTGCCAACACTACCGTATTGACCGAGGGCACCACGCCCGCCGAGACAGTTGCAACCGGCCCTACCGTTACAACTGTAACTCCCGCGTTCTACGGAACGTGGATGGGGTTCACCGACCTGGTGGATCTTATGAATTTCGATCCGCTCCTGTCTGAATACTCCGGCATTTTAGGGGAGCAGGCGGGCCTGTCNGCTGATGTGCTGGTTCGTAACGAGCTTGTCACCAACGCTACCATTGACTACTCTGGTGGTCAGTCAGCCGTTGGTACTCTTGCCAGCCCAACCCATGACAACCCATGACATCAGCTACACCGATATTGTCAAGCAGTATGCTGCTTTGGAAGCAGACTCCGCTCTGCCGGCTGACGGTGAGGATTTCATTCTCATTCTTCACCCGCACAGCTATGCTTCCCTCATGCTGGATCCTACTTTCGTCAACATGCTGATTCAGGAAGCCCCCAACTCTGCTATTCGCAATGGTTACATTGGTCGGTTGCTGCGGATGAAGATCTTCGTCAGTTCCAATGTGACTGAGTGGGCAGACGTTGGAGCCGGTGGCACCACGGATGTGTATGCAGCGATCTTTATTGGTCGTGAATCATACGGCATCCTTGGTTTGACCGGGTATCCTGAGCCCTCTTCAGTTGACAACGGCGGGCCGGATGGCCGCGTTCTTACTGGCCAGAAAATCAAGCCGGTTGAAATCATCGTCAAGCAGGTCGGCTCGTCCGGTGCTGCAGATCCTCTCAACCAGCGCGGTTCGTTGGCCTGGAAGATGTGCCTGACCCCGCACATCATGAATAGCTCTTGGATCCGGGTTCTCAAGCACACCAACGTATTCAGTAATCTGTAAACCAGAGTGATTGGAGGATATTTTCATGACTATCATGCTAAAGAGGTCTCCGCGTTTTGCTCCGGGTGCACAGGTAGCTGATGTGTTGCGCGACGCCATGCGGGTTGTTCGATCGGATCTCATTCCAGCCCCTACAACTACCCCGGCGGTTGTCACGGTGTGCAAAGTACCAGCCAACACTGTCATCATGGGTGTTATGCTGCAAGTCGTTGCGGCTCTGGTTTCAACTGGAGCACTGACCCTTACCCTTGGAGACACAAGCGCGGCTGCCGCTCTTGCCAGCTTCACGTCTGGCAACTTGAGCAGCATCGGGTTTGTTTCTTCGTTCGGCGGCAAGAATTACACTACTGATAGGGACATCAAAGCCACCATCACCAATGCCTCTGCCGCAGGCGGGGTTGGTTCTTTGCGCCTTTGGCTGCTCTACGGCACCGAATCAGAGCAGCAATCTGTTGGATAATCAGGAATTGAGGTAATGTTATGGCTAAAACTTTCCCTGTAATTGGAACCTTTGTTGCGGATCATGACGATCCGGCTCCGCTCAAGGTGCTCAAAGTATCGGTTGGTGTTGCTGCCGGTAATGATGTGGTTGTTGGGGCCACGGGTGTTTATCCCGTTTTCACCCCACCCGCCGGCGTCATCATCCATGCAGTTCTATCCCGTGTCGTCACGGCATGGACTGCAGCTTTGACCGCCACCTTGGGTGACGTTGCCAGNGCNGCTGGNTTTCTAGCTTCCGCTGATATTGCTCCGCAAACGGCAGTGGCTACAGGCATCCTTGTTTCATCTGTAGCTGCCGGCGAAGCCTATGCCGGAGGCAAGCTGTATCTTACTCCCCAGGTCATCAACCTGACCGTTGCGGGGGCTGCGGCTGTTGTAGGACAGCAGGATTTGTACTTCCTGTATTCAGTGGCCGGAGAAAACTAATCCGTACCAAATTAGGGCGGGGTCAAAAGCCCCGCCCTACATGTAAACGGAAACTCTGAGAAACATCCATTGAGGTGTAGCTCTCTTCATCATGAATATTCTATGTTCGGCTGAGCGGCGGTAAATCATGAACTCAAAAAAGAGATTGAACAGAATTGAACAGGCGTTGCGCGAAGAAGAAGTATTGAATTCACCCGTCCGCATGGACGGTGTGGGTGAAGATCCCGTAGTTCGGGACATGCTATCAGATAAGTTTGTAGCTGGAACCAATGCAGAGTCTCTCAACATTGCACTGGCTCTGCAGGAACTTGTTCGTGGGCAGAACTCCATTCTTGGAATGGTACGTGGTCAAGGCGACTCCATTTCCAAGCTGACTGAGCGCATGAATAAGATGGATCGGGCTGCCGAGAGATGGAATAAAGATCGGCAGGGCTTTGTTGAAAGTGTTCAAGAAAAAGCTGAGGCTCTGAAGATCCAGAGCCCGGATGAGAAGGCGAAGTTCTTGGCCAAGGCTGGCCAGAATGTTCAGCGAGAAATCCAGCAGGCCATGGCCAACAAAGCTGTTGGAGACATGGAATTTTCAGCATGGATGCGAAACCAACCACAAGTAACCGTTACTTCTCCTGGCAAAATGGAAACCATCAACCGGGGCGGCGTAATTCAAACGGTTATGGAGCCAGAGGTAATCAAGATCCGCAACATGGAGTGGGTATTATACCCAGGCATCCCGACAGATATTCCGGCTCCGGTAGCGGACGAATTTTATTCTCGACAGAAAATTGTCAACGAGACGATTGAGCGCAAGAAAATTCTCAATGCTGATCGTCCTTTGGAAAATGTAGCCATGGCTCAACAATGGCAAAACATCAACAACAAGTACGGCTCAAACACTGAAATAATGAGGGGTGAGGATAGGGAGTAATCATGACCAGACCAACAACTACTCGGGCTGTGCTTCGTAGAGCCATTGCCATGCGGCTGATGATGCCTTTTGCACGCAGGGTAGCTGCTGGTTATGCTGATGCCACGGGTGGCTCTACTTCCACAATTGTTGATACTGTCAATTTGAAACAACCCACCAATTTCTGGGCAGGTCAATGGGCATTCAGGCCGGCCAGCGGTGAAGTTCGCAGGATCATTCAATCTGCCACGGCCTCATCCTTAGTATCCATGGAGTACCCATTTGCTGCTACTGTTGCTGCCGGAGATGACTACGAGATCCATTCTGTTTTCAATGCCATTGAAATCCATCAGGCCATCAATGATGCTATAAGCACCAGCTATCCAGCCTTCTTTGAATCAGTCGAGAATAAAAGCCTGGTGATTTGTGAGGATAAGCTTGAATATGATTTGACCAGCATTGTTCCATCTGTGGGCATCATTCATGAAGTAGCGATCGAGCGCCCCACTACTCGCATTCAGGGAACAGTTGTTAGTACAGCCTACGATGCTGGAACAGATATTCTAACCATCACCCTAGAAAGCACAGCGGATTTATCTTTGGTTGACTCCGACTGGTACTTCTCACTCTACAAGGGGGCTGGAGAAGGTGTGGCGTATGCCGTACTCACGGTAAACAACACCCTCAAAACCATCACCGTGTCTGTCGCGGCTGATCCTGGTCTTGGAGTCACCAGCAAGTATCAACTCTGGGATGCACGAGCACAAGTATTGGATTGGTATCGCATCAAGCAGGTGCATTTTAGTTCCAAGGAATGGCCAAGCGTGTTGCGGTTTTACTCTCCTAATTATTCATTTAGAGGCAGCCGAATTCGCATCAAATACTCGACCCTGCCCTCTGCATTAGCCACCGAGACCGCCACCACCACGGTTCCCTCCGAGTACATCATCAACAAGGCAGTTGCGATTTTAGCTCAGACGCGTCTGGGAGACAACCGTGTGGATCGACAGCGATANGCCATTATGCAGGAAACGTTTGACAAGGAAGCTGAAATGTTCAAAGAGCGCAACTTCTTCCGACTTCCAGACAGTGAATTATGGATGGAAGGTACGGATGGACACACGCTTGGTGAGAACGATCCAAACGGAAATCCAATGGGATGGAGATAACACATGGATCCATTAGGAGACATTCGGCTCAATGGGAAGCCATACCGTGTTGAACTTTCCACTTATCGTGAAAAGGATCTAGCTGACTTCAGCCCTCGCGCATCAGTAGCCGGCAATTCAATTACCCAATCCGAACTCATGCTGTATCAGCCGTTGTATTTGACAGACTGGCGGCATGGTCTTGGCTTCTTATGGAACACAGATGCCATGGGGTACATGCAGACCATGGGCAGTGTAGATACTCGTCAGCCCGGGATAGCCATGTTGTTTTCTGCGCCTGTGGCAATGACTGATGACAATAAAAATAAGTACGGCATTACGAAATTCAACGGCAACATTTATACATGGGGTGAGTCTGGGTTGCGCAAGCTAACCTTAGCCACTGGAGTATGGTCATCGATTTATATCACAGGCCCGGTCAACTTTGCCTTGGCCACCGAAACCTACCTATTTTTCTGCCCAGATGGTGCTCAACTCAAGAAGATGGACACCAGTGACGCTGTAACAGATACGGGTGATGCCTCTGCTGATGATTTCAAATGGTTGACCATCCATCAAGGATTTGTTTATGGAGGCGTGGACGGAACCAGCCGGTTGCACTACGCATCCGCTGTCGACTTGTCTGACATGCACGGAACTGCTGTAGCAGATCCAGCAGCCATCACGGTTGGGGCAGGTGGATTTGGAACATCAGGCGCCCAATCTTTTGGCAACGAGATGTATGTATTTCGCAAGGATGGTGTGTGGATATTAGGCACAGACAAAATAGCCAGGCGCATTCTGGACTATTCTGGTGAAGCCAGCACCACCAACTTCAAGGGCTTTGCAATTTTCAATGGCTATTTATACTTCACGGTGCGCAGCAAGATTTATCAATGGAACGGATCTCGGGTAGTGGATGTTACTCCACCCCGGTTGTCTGATCAGTTCCCATACTCTGAAATTCGCACAGTCGGCCCGATGGTGGT